TCCTATCATTATATTCACACATAAATTTAGTTGCGGAGGTAGGAATCGAACCTACGACCTTCTGGTTATGAGCCAGACGAGCTACCGCTGCTCTACTCCGCGTCAGAAATATTTAGGGATTAGACCACCTATTAGGTACAAGGTAGTTCATTACTCTACGACCTAACCCCTAGGTCACACAGTATGAGATTAACTCTCAATTCTGTACTAAAAATCACTTTTAAAGAATAACCATGCATCACTCAATTTAAATAAGAATGAGTAAAACTTATCACGATTATGCTCTTCCATAAAGAACAACTTAGCAGGCGTACCATTAGTAGGTATTAATTCAATTG